GTTTGTTGATTATTATATCATTAACTATTATAAAGCATCAACTGATAAAGTGTGGCGGAATATATTTTTCAATGAAGCGTTTGAAGAAATGAATCAAGATAACGAACATTTATATATTAGATTTAGAACCAATGATGTTGTTGCTCAAACACACAGTTCGTATCAGTTGTGTACTGACAAATGTGTAGCATCAAACATTATTGAGGTGATATCAACATATAAAGCTATGCTGAATGTTATGAGCAGTGTTAAGGCTTCTTATGAGCAACCTATATATGAGTTATATGATAACGGCTATTGTTGCGATGATGGCAGTTATACATTGCAAGATGGCTCTGGGTATTTCGCATTAGCATACGAATTAAATTCCTGTAATTTTTATTATAACGATTGTATATATGAGGATTTTATTGGATGCGTGTACTGGCGGATTTATTGGTGCGATGACAAAGAGTATGAAGATACTTTATCAGACTTATACAAAGATGAAGATTTTGTGCTTTACCTGACCAACAAATCCGCTTGGTATGATAAACACAATAAATAAAATTCTTGTTTTAGAACAGATTCGTCATAAGGAGGAATGTAGTTTTATGAAAAGTCAATATAGAGAAATCAGAAGCAACTTCATTGATTATGATAAAAATATAATGTATATTGACGCTTGGAGAACAACAAGTTCCAACGAAGAGGGTAAAGTAATTGCCAAAATTAATCTTGCTAATTCCGAAGTGGAATATGTTGACGAGAAAGCTAAAACTGACGCTTATGCTCAGACAGTAATAAGGAGGGTGTTAAATGCCGTGGTTTGACAATAACAATAAACCAATCGAAGTTAATCATACTGAGATGATAGAAAGGGTAGAAAATGACATTCGGCTCTATGGTAAAGATTTGAAATGTTATGTTATTATTTCATCTCGCTCTGTTGTAGATTCGCCTGACATACAGATAGTAAGTAGATTTAGTTTAAAAAAATCTATTATAGGCGATATGACAGACAAAGAATATGCTCTATCAATTACGCTTGAGGAATTGTTAAATAGACTGCGGTACGAACATTATGTGCCAAAAGATGTATAAAACAAAGGTTTTATACATAAAAAATAGACATCACTTCG